GGTGTAAACTCATTATATAATTCATTATATGGTCGTGCGGTAACGTCATCAATTAACTTACGAAGACTTCCTGTATATGACATAATAGGAGTTGGGTCTGTTAGGTATTCATCTTCACTTCGAGAAGTTAAATCAGTTTCTAACCACTTTGAGAGTGTTCCACGTTCCTTATCTGCATATTCATATTTAATTACGGACTCACCATCTGGATTATCTTGAACAGTATTCCCTGCACCTTCTAGGTTTAAGAACCAGTTAACCAATTCTTGAACAACTTCATAAGCTGTTTTACCAGCTAGCATAAGTCCTGTGGAAGGGTTCGCTGTATCATCTTTATCACCAGCTGATGATGACGGATTAATTTCAATAGACTGCTCGCCCTTATACTTAGAGGTGTACTGGGTATATCGTTTATTATCCCTGAATGAAATCATAACCTCTGGAAGCTTGTTGTTAGTGACGCTATTCTTTACAAGGACAGCCTTGTGCGTCCCATATCCAGGAATTTTAACACGTTCACCATCTTTAATACCAGACTCTTTACTTACCATTACGATTTCACCCTTGCTATTTGGCTTAGGTGTCTTACCTTTTCTGTCTTTAATACCAATAAGTTCTGCTGACGTCAAAGAAATGTCATGAAGCACCTTAATAGGTAGCTTCTTAGTGGTAGACTTACCACCTTCTCCACCACCGTTTCCACCATCACCATCAGGGTTATCTGCACCAGTTGTATTCGCAGCAGACAGTCCACCCATGCCCATCATCCAACCTGTACCACCAAGAATAGACATAGCTTCTTGAATTGTACCAAGTTTAATTTGCATAAGGGCTTTCATCATAGACTTACCTTCAATTTGATAAAGTAAGCTATCTTCGTTATAACTACCAATCTTTTTAACAGTATCCACAAGACCTACCATGATATAATCATTATCAACCTCATATCCAGGATTTACCTGAATGGTTACGATGTCGTTAGGTGATAACACCCTATCCCAACGTGTTCCATCTTCTGGTGCAAGAACAAGTCTAAACGCTGCTGCGTCGTCCTGCATTTCGTTTGTAGTTTGAAATGAAATGATACTATTTGTAGCACTACCTTTTAACTTTGTAGTTAAGTCATCTTGCTTTTGTCCAGACGTATCTGTTTGAAGCTCAAATGAATTAGTAGCTGTAATGAATTTAACCTTAATGGTTGCTGTACCAATTTTAGTATTTACTCCCATTTCATCTTCCTTTCTTTATTACTTGTATTTATTATACCATATAATAAAAGCAGAGTCAAATTACTCTGCGTTTCGTTTGTTCATCAAAGCCAATACATCTGCGTTCATTCTATCAGACATATCTTCTTCATTTGCATTGTTTCTACCCAACACCCAACTTGATGGTGCAGACTTATCAGAAACAGTTCTAAACATCGTATAAGAATTTCGTGTCTTACCATTACTATCTGTTTGTTGTTTAGTAGCAGTAATGCTACCACTCTTTTGAGTATAACTTAATGATGAGCCAGACAATTCCTTCTTGAATACATCTGATGTTACAGTTGTACTATCACTATTCTGTAACTTAGTTCGGACATCATCATAATACCTACGTCCAAACTTATTCTGAATTTGCCTTGTAGATACTGCAATAGGAACAGTTAAGTACCAACCACCATCTTTCTTCGTCTTAGCCCTTGATGAAGCTTTGAAGAATGGTTTCATATCAATAACGCCACGATTACGTAATCTCTTAATTGTATAAGTCATACGTTTAGAGTTACGACTTTTAACCTCACCACCACCAGCTTCAACAAGTTCTTGTACTTGATTAAACTTCTTAGCAGAGAAAGCTTCATTGGCATAATGAGTGAAACTATCTGGGTCTTGTATCATCTGCTCCAAAGCACCAGTAATTTGTACTCCCATATATTACCTACTTCCTACGAAGAAACCACCAATTTCATTATCATCTAAGTTAACCTTAGGTGTATGAAGTTCTTCTTCTGTTACTTTACCATCTTCGTTTGATAATCCAAGAATATCAGGTACATACATATCTTCTCTTCTTAGTAGTAACTTAGTTGGTAACTTAGTCCTATCACGATTAGGCTTTGGTTGCCATGAGTCATTCTCATACTGACCTCTACCTTCACGTAGAATATCAACTACATAGAAACGTAATGATACTAACATACGAATAGATAAGAAATGTCCTACCATATCCTCTGTTGGTTGTAGTTTATTACCACTAACAATACCCTTATCAACGTCAATCACATTTCCTTCATCATCAGTGCTTGTGACACTTAACACATTAGTTACATTATATTTTAAATCAACACCATGTGTAACATCCTTCTTATTAATATAAATCATTAAGTTTTGAGGAATATCAGTATCAGAAACAGTTAATCTATCTCTAATAGTAATAATGTCATTACGTTTAGTTGTAGCAATTGCAGTTCCTTTAATTACATCTCCTACGTCAGTTGTACTAAAGTCTTTCTCCATACTTTGAAGCATGACATCAGTTTCAACAGGTTTAGAAAATATAACTCCCATTCCTCCATCAGGACTATCAAGTTTAGGTGCACCATTCTTACTTCTTACAGGTGATAACATTGCTGTTTCAAGCAAGATAGGTGTACCATGTGCTCTGATGAAGTTATCCATATCTTGGATAGTAAATCTCATTCTTGATTGAGACTCAGTTGCATTTGACTGGTTCGTATCATACTTACCCATATCACTTATCCTCTTTTCATCTCTTTATATCTATTAATAATCTACTTGTTTATCTTTAGCTTGCAATGCTCTCTCTCGTGATACCCCCAATAATTATGCCTGCAAAGGCACATAGGTAGTATCACATTGTGCGTCTCGCTGTGATTGGTGTTAACCACTACAAATTACTCTCAAGTTACCCTTGAAACCAGATTATACTTTGACGTTGTTTAGCTAATGCTCGGTAACTGTTTAACCCGATATATAATACTTGGAATGTAGACCCTGATGATTACTCATCTAACTCTTCCGCTTCTATAAATCTTTACTGAGGTGCAAAACTCAATAGGACATGTTATAGGTATCCACCAAAGGCTATAACACATTACTTCCCTACTCTCTGTTTATTATGTCCATAGGGCTACATAAAGGTGCTTCAAGTGCCGTCCTAGTGTCCATCTAGGCTTCTTTTCCCTTAGAGTCCTTACTACTCTGTATCACAATATCGTTTGTAGGGTAACGTGCTTTCGCAATTAACTTATAAAGCAATTATAACAACTCTCCGTTAGATTGCAATAGTTAACTTTAAAATTTATTATTTATACCATTGTATACAAGGGCTTTAATATAACACATGTTGAAATTTACTAGATATGTGATAGAATAAATATAGGAGGTACTAAAATGTTAAATGAATTTATAAATAGTCAAACAGAGTTAGTTAAATATTATATATTAAACACAAGTAAAAATAGGAGTGAAATAGCTTCTGAATTAAATATATCAGTCAACACATTGAAGCGTAGATTAAGGAAGGAACGTACTGGGGAATTAGTAGTTACCGAGGATAATATAAGAGATATACTTAAAGATTCTGGTAATGACTTGACATTATTATCTAGGTGTATGAATACTGCTCCAAGTAATGCCAAGGGGGTTATACTTGAGTACATATGCCCACCTAAACTAGCTAATAAGTGGTGGAAGGAAGAAAAGATAAGTATAAAAGAGTTCGTAAACCGTATAGATATTCCATTCATAACGGAAAATACTATTAAAAACACGCTGTATGCCTCTCCTAGATATTCTATAAATAGGGGTGGACAATCAGCAGCAAAGAATTTAAAAAGCGTTCAGAGGACAAATATGAGCGTTACAGAGCATGTTTATGAAACTAAACCTAGTTTAAAGAGTAGTAGTGAACTTAGAAAAGAGACAACACTTAGTAAATATGGTGTTAATAATGTTGCTGAGTATGAGAAATTTAAAGAAAAAGCTAAGAAAACAAATATTAAAAAATATGGCTACACTTATGCCATGCAGAGTAATAGTGTTAAACGTAAGATGATAAATAGCCAGCGGGAATCATGGCATAAAACAGAATATATAACTAGTTATGCGGAGTACAAGAAGTTTATTAATGATAGTAGTTTTAGGGATAAAATAATGGAAATGGTGTATTTAAACATTGGTGAGATACCTAGAAATACGATTGGACAAATTATCGGTGTATCAGAAACAACTGCAAAGCGTGTTATGACTAATATTGATGTACCCTATACACACAAAAAGTCATTTAAAGAGCAACTATCTGTACAGGAATATGTTGAGAATATTGTTAATAGTGATATTACTGTTGGTAAAGCAAGACCAGAATTTATGAATGGTTTAGAGCTAGACATTTATGTACCAGACTATAAATTTGCTATTGAGTTTAATGGGTCTTATTGGCATAGTGACAAATATAAAGATAGGTCATATCACCAGTATAAGACAACGTTGGCTAGAAATAATAATGTTGCCTTAATGCACATATGGGAATACGACTGGAATAACCCAGTTAAACAGGATATTATTAAGTCTCAAATTGCATATAAGTTACATTCTAATAAGATTAGCCACTACTACGCTCGTAAGTTGGACTTAAAGCAGGTTGACAAAGAAGAAGCTAATCAGTTCTATGATACTAATCACATTCAGGGTAGGTCTAATAACTCATTAAACTATGGTTTATATAATGGAGATGAATTGATTGCTTGCATGGGTTTTAACCGTAAACAATTCTCAAAGAATGAAGACAACATCTATGAACTCATTAGGTTTGCTACTAAGAAGTACACTAGTGTAGCAGGTGGAGCTTCAAGACTATTTAAACACTATCTAAAAGAAAATCCAGACGTTGTTAATATAGTATCATTTGCTAATAACGACTTTGCTTTTGATAACGACCTATCCTTGTACACAAAGCTAGGGTTCATTAAGGAGTCTACTACAAGGGTTGATAGGTATAAGTGGGTCAAGTATGATGACGTTGTATCAAGGTATAAAGCTAAGATAAACAGTTTAAAGGCTGGTTCAGTAGATGGGGATACTTTCCGTGACAATGATACAGAGAGTTCTTATATGGCACGTAATGGCTATATGCGGGTGTATAACTCTGGTACAGATAAATACGTGTATAACAGGTAATTAAGGCACAAAAAAAAGAGGGTAGACAATTAAGTCCACTCTCTTTTTAGTTTATAGTTAATTAGTTAACCATAGCAACGTTCTTGATACGTGCAGCCTTCTTTGGCGCGAACAATGCAAGTGCACCAGCCCATGCAACAGCAAATGAACGGGCAGTTACCATTGATGGCAAGTCTAAGCGAAGCATTGGAATCAATTCGTACAATGCCAATACGTCACGTGACATTTGCAAAACGAATACTTCAGCAGTTGCAGGCATTACGGCGTTAGTGTCAACGAACTTAACGTGTGATACACCTTGTGCGTCAGCAGTTGCTTCTGACATTGGAACACGTCCAACCAAGTAGTAGTTTTCGTCACCAGGCTTAGTTGACTTACGGAATACTTCAACGTAGTCAGGAACAACAGCCGTGATGTTTGAAACAGTAACGTCAAGAGTTACTTCTGAAACAGCCTTAGCAATCTTAGCAGCAGTAGCAACGGCAACAGAAGCACCAGTAGCACCAACTACACGAACCTTATAATCTGCACCAGCAGCAATGTCTTGGTCTTGGAAGTTACCCTTACCGTCTGCAACTGAAGCAGCAGCAGCGATAGGAGCAGCAGGAGCGTTTTGTTGCAAACCTTCTGTTTCGTTCAACAAAGTATCCATACCCATGATAGTTGAACCATGCAAGTTGATACGTCCACGAGCTGAAACGAATTGGTCTAACATAACACCTGAAGCGTTAACACCAGTTGCTTGTGCAATCCATTGACGGTTCAATTGGTTGTTGATAAATCCAGTTTGAACTCCAACAGGCATGAATGCGTCAGTAGCACGACCAAATCCCTTAGCAATACGAGTTGCAGCAGTGTTCAAGTGCAATTCTGACAATGATTCACCTTGTGCGTCAACTACGTTACCCGCGTCAATCAACTTTTGCAACCCATCGAATTGCAATCCTTGACCTTCACCCAATGATGACAAATCAGCGTTACCATAGAAGATACCATATTCGATAGTCTTGGCAACCACCATCATTGAAGCTTCTTGCAAAACTTCGATAGGGTCTGCAACACTATTAACTGCCAATGAAGCCAATGAAGCTTGACGTGTGTCAGTGATGTACTTCATACGTGCTAACTTTTGGCTCAACTTAACATCGTTAATTGCAGCCAATCCAATTTCAGCCGTGAATGAACGTTGTCCGTATTGACCGTAACCATCTTGAACTGTGTATTGTTCAACCGTTGAGTTAGCTTGAATCTTATCAATAAGTGGGTAAATCGTGTAATCTTGGTTTCCATAAGTCAAAAGCTTAATGTCTTCAGCCAATGACTCCCTACGTAGGGCATTTCCACCGTTACGGTCATCTGCACCAATATTATAACCAGTTGTCAATGACTTTGATAGGTCTCCACCCATGTTAGCCAAAGCTTGTTCAGCAACAGCTGAAAGTTGTGATAATTCCTTAGACATCTATATATGCCCTCCTCAATAAATTCAGTAATTTGCTTTTTTATCTTTATGTTTAATAATATACACAAGATTTCAAAACTCATTACAGTATCTTTTTATCATTTGCTAATAATATACACTTAGTTTTAAAAGTTAATACTAATCAGCTAACCTATCTGAAATTTCTTTAATAGTACGAATGCTATCTTCACTCAATGGGTTATTGCGTAATTCCTTCATTGCGTGGTAGTATTTAGTCTTTTCATCAACTGTACCACGAATAGCAACTTCTTTATAACCCTCACGTGCACCTTCAATCAATTGTGAAATCAATGCAGTGGTATCAACTGGCTTACTGTCGTCTCCCGTTTGTTCCTCTTCCTTAAGAGAAGCTTTACGTTCCTCAGCAACGTTGTTAACTACTGTAGTACCGCCAACAGTTTCTACTGCGTCTGCCACAGCTGTAACTGACTTGGGTTCGCTTGTTGCTTCCTCTTTTGGTTCTACAACGTCATCTTTAACCGTAGGAGCTTCAACTTCATTAGGTTCTTCTAATGACTTTTCCTTTTCGTCTCCACGCTTTAATGCAGGAGCGTCTGGGTTTTCAATTGTAACCTCTGGGTTTAATACATCTGCTTCATTCATACCATCAGCAGCTTGTGCTACACCAAAGTGTGGTTTGAAATTAACGTTAATATCAATTGCAGTAGGTGAAGCTTGTGGTGCTTCTTGTTCCTTTTTAACTTCTGGTTCAGGAGTTGCAACAGGAGCTTCTTGTTCCTTTACAATTTCTTCTGCAACAGTTTCTTGACCTTCGTTGATGTCTTCTGCAACTTCTTCAGTTGTAGGTGCTTTCTTTTCAACATCATCTGTATCTTGGTCTTCTACGCCATTATCTTCTGGCATTTTTGGCTTTTCATTCAAAACTTCTTCACCATTCTTTGGCATTTCTTCTGCTTCCTCCTTTACTTCTTTTTCATCTTTTCGTAAATCTAACTTAGACATGTCAGTACCTTTTTGGTCAAGTTCTTTCAACTTGTCTTTAGCACCAACTAACTTTTCATAACTCTTACTCATGGAAACCTCCAAATGTTATTTATTATCTTCGTCGGGTTCTCCCATTTCAGCAGTTTCCTTTTCGTCTTCTGCTTCGATAGTGTCACCCTCCTCTTCTTCATCTTTTTCTTCTTCGTCATCATCTAATGACTTTAGGAAACGGTTAGCGTCATCACCTGACAAACCTTCTGACAATTGTAAGAACAGCAAAGCGCTGTCATCGTCCCAACGTCCTTCTTCTTCTAATGACTTAGCAACCAAGTCCCACTTGATACCATCGCTAGTTTCACGTAAGTCCTTTAGTTGATATGATAGATTGCGAATACTTCCAGCAAGTTCTTGATGGCGTAATGCGTCTCCACCTTCTCGGTCTCCTTCAATACTGTAACCAGTAGTCAAAGACTTAACTAAAGCTTCCCATGTAGCGTTAGGGTTAGCAGGGTTAGTTGTTAATGCAACGTTCTTAACTTGAACGCCCTTTAGAACATCTGGGTTATCTGAATCACGACCAAGAACACGTCCTTCAACTGAGAAGCCTAATACACGTTCTTCATCTTGTACATCTAACAATCCCTTAGCTAAGTTCCACATCTCTTGTGCATATGGGTTATCCATAAATAACTTAGCTTCAACGTATAATCCCTTCTTAGGGTCAATGAATGTCCTATCAGTAGGAACACCAATCTTGTAAGCATTACCCTCCTGATGTTCATAGTTGATATAACCACGAGTCATGAAGTAGCTAATGTCCAAGTTTTCAGGAAGAATAATATCTCCTTCTAAATCTTGGTCAGGTGTCGTTGCAAAACCTCTCACATAATTACCGTGTTCATCACTAGAAATTGACTTGCTAGTTGTGAAGTCAACTGGAACGAATACTTTAAAATCATCTTTCGACATATCTTTAACTGCCTTTCCTATAATACTATTATATCACACAATTAGCGCTCTATAACATGCTATTTAAAATTTGTTTTATAGTGAATAATATACTGCTGCAATAGGCACAAAAAAAAAGACCTACCAGTTAAGGTAAGTCTTTAGTAGTTATATTTTAGTACCAACCGTGTGAGTGGTGCCATGCCAAAGCGTTATCCCAGCTACCATATCGAGAAGCAACGTATTCATCTGCTGCACGTTCTTGACCAGCTGGTGATGTTCCATACTTCAAGTTGAATGGCATTAACTGATACTTACCGTATGCACCTGATGGGTTAGCAGCGTTGTAGTTGTTTGTACTTTCAATCATAGCAATTTGTGCTTTAGCTGAGTTTGATTGTACTGGTGCTTGAGCGGGAGTTTGTTTAACCTCTTGCTTAGGAGCTGGTGCTACTTCTTGTTTAACTTCCTTTACAGTAGTTGCAACTGGTGTAGCTTCCTGCTTTACTGGTTGAGCTTGAACAGGTTGTTCTGACTTAACCTCTTTTGATGGTGCTTGTACTGCAACAGCTTTATGTTTAACGTTAACTTCTAGCTTATCTCCTGTGAAGATTAAGTCTACGTTATCCAACTTGTTATCATTCTTAATAGTATCAATTGATGTATCGTACTTAGTAGCGATAGCTGATACTGTATCTCCCTGTGCAACGGTGTAAGTATCTGCGTTAGCTGATACTGTGGCTAATCCTGTAAATCCTAAAGCAGCCACCACTGAAAGTGCAATACGTTTACCTGTTAATGTCATAAAAAATAAATCTCCATTTCTGTGTTTTGATTTGTTATATCAATAATGTACAAGTATAAACCTACTATGTTACAGATGTGTTACAGTTATGTTTTTAGAACATTAATATTCAAATACATATGTTACTGACTTAAACTTAGTTAATTTAACTTTGCACCTAGTATTACATGTATTGAGTGAATTGTCAACACTTTTATTGATTAATTTATAAAATGTCCACATGTTAAGAAAATGTTAAGACACTGAATACACTTATACCAGTGGTTTGACACTTGTTTTTATTGAAAGTTGTTGTTTTAACTACACCCCCTATATATTATATTACTTATTATTATTAATATTATTATATATATATAGGGGGTAGGCTTAAACGTAAAATTAACCCGTCAATTAACCCCTAAAACATTAATGTATCAACGGTTAAGACCACTTAATAATTTCTTAAACTATGGACATTTTACCTATTTATGCTTAAGGTTCAATTAAGATAACTAGTAAAACCTGGTCAAAATAATAAGTAATTTCATGTTGAAAACAGCAGTTACTATGGTATAATAGTATTATAGACGAGTTAAAGAAATGTATATCGCTTTGAAAATACAAGTAGTCAACATAATTATTCAAAAGTAGGTATCATGTTATGAAACAATAAATAAGCATAGCCAAGTTGACGGGCTTTCAATAGGTTAAGGAGACAAGGAGAATGGTAATGATTTCAGTAGCAGGTGTTCCCGCAGTAGGAAAGAGTAGTTTGGTTAAACGATTAGGTGAATTACTAGAGTGGGAAACTTTGATGGAAAGAGTTCCATCACCAGAGTTTCTTAAGGAATACTATGAAAACCCAGAATTAAAGGCGTTTCAATTCCAAATCTTAATGATGAAGAATAGGTTCCATGATATTAAATATGGGTTAACACACACTGGTGTAATTTTAGACCAACCACTAACAGCTGACTTTGAAGCATTTGCTCGTACAAACTTTGAAGAAGGCTCAATGAGTAATAATGATTGGGAAATTTATAGTGACCTATTTGCAGAAATGATGGAAGAAGCACGTGAACGTGAGGGTGGTAGAGGTCGTAAAGTTGGTGACCTTAACATTATCTTAACAAGTTCACTAGACAATATTCAAAACAATATTAAAAAGCGTGGTCGTCCTGCTGAACAATTTGAAGTCGGCGATAGCAAATACCACTACTTTGAAAAGCTAAACAATAACTTCTATAAGTACGCAGACACTTATAGTGAAAAGTATAACTCACCAGAGTTGGTTATTGATGTTTCAGACATTGACTTTGAAAACAATGCTGAAGACAGAAAGTTTGTTTTGACAACAATTGTAAATAAACTTAATGAGCTGGAGCTGATTACAGATGAAGAACTAGAGGTTTTCTCAAAGCGTATCTAAAGCCTTGCACCTCTCATATTCGTATATTATTCTATTAACAAGGGGGACAAAATGGCTAAGCATGATATAAAGTGGGACAAAGCAAAACAACTTGCCAGAGAGCAAAACAGGGTTAATGATTGGGCGTTCGTTTTAGAACTCTATCGTCAACTTGGTGGTAATAACCAAAAGATAGTAGGAGTTTCAACAGAGCTTGATAATAAAACCTTTAGAATTATCGGTATGGCTAGTTCTAATGAAGCTTTAGTCTTATCAAACGAAGCTATCGTTACCCTTAATAATGATATTGTTAAGCGCTCAAAGAAAACATTTAGTACGTTTGAGGATAAAGAAACAGAAGATGTTGAATATCCATTACCAGACCTATCAGATGTTAAGACTTTTGAAGCGTACAATGGTGTTAATAAATTAACTATACGGAAAGGAAGGTAATAACTTTGAGCAACATGTTAGATAGGGTTAAGAACTTTTTTAGTCCAAACGTTCCCCTTGATATTCAACCAGCAGATGAGTCAATATCGGAAAGGGTAAAAAGAATGGAACAAGGAAGTTCTAATGTAAACGTAAATGTAGGTGGTGAGGGAGAAGAATTAAGTAAAGCGTTCGGAGGTCGTATTAAAAATATTGACGCACCGAACTTTTCTCGTTATATCACTAGTATTCAAACTGTTCAAGGTAAAACATACCGTGAAAGGTACACAAACGGAGAGTCGTTAATTAAAATTCTTCGTGCCGCTTCTAAGAACCCTGTGGTAGACGCTATCATCAGGACACGTTCTTCTCAGGTTGCAGCATTCGGTGTACCAGCAAAACAAAGCAATGATAATACAGGTTTCGTAATTGTACCTAAGAACCCAAAGGAAGATGGAAGTATCTCTAAGGCTGATATGGAAAAGATTAAGGAGATTGAAGAGTTCCTTAATCAAGCCGGAGACACACTAAGTCCAGAACGTAACTTTAGAAAGTGGTTGCGTCAAGTTGTTCGAGACATCTTAACGTATGACCAAACTAATACAGAAATCGTTTATGATAAGAACGGTAAACCAACACAGTTCATTGCTGTTGACGCTTCTACAATTCGTATCGCTGCAACTAAAGATGGAAAGACACCTCGTAAGGGTGCTGATAAGTATATCCAAGTTGTCGATAAAGAAGAAGCAGTCGGTTATAAAGAAGGTGAATTAACATTTGATGTTATGAACCCTCGTACTGATATTCGTTCATTCAAGCAAGGTCTATCACCTCTTGAAATTTCATTAGACGAAGTTAGCTATCATGACTCTGTTGTTAAATATAACAGCATGTACTTCTCTCAGGGTGGTACAACAATGGGTATCTTGCAAATCAAGACAGGAGAAACCCGTGAGTCAGTTGCAGCTTTGCAAGACTTCCGAAACAACTTCACTAACATGGCTGGTGGTCTTAATGGAGCATGGAAGATACCAGTTGTATCAGCAGAAGATGTTAAGTTCGTTCCTATGAACCAATCATCTAAGGACTTGGAGTTTGAAAAGTGGATTAACTTATTGATTAACACAATTGCTTCAACATTCAACATTGACCCTGCTGAAATTGGTTATATGATGGGTAAGGGAGCAACCGGTGCTAATTCATCTGGTTCATTAAACGAAGCTTCAAAGCGTGAGGCGGCAGAGTTAAGTAAGAGTCGTGGATTAAAGCCTTTGTTAGACTTTATCGAAGACATCATCAACTTCAACATCATGCCACACTTCTACGATGGTAATTTCCTATTCCACTTTAAGGGAGACGATATTACGTCAGACTTACGTCAACTAGAAGTAACACAAAAGCAGTTGTCAACGTACATGACTGTTAACGAAGTTCGTAAGCAACACAACTTAGACCCAATCGAAGGTGGAGACACATTGCTAGATGGTTCATTTGTTCAAGCTGTTGGTCAAGAAATCAGCCGTCAAATTACACAAGGAAATTCAGAAGATACTTCTAAGTTACAAGGTGATATTGGTGACGATAACCAAGACCTATCGGTTCAGGATAAACAAAAGTTAGCAACTGGTAAACCAGACGTTGGCGTAGAAACAGATACTAAGAAAAACGGTATTAAGAGATAAAAAAAGAGGGGCATTTAGCTCCTCTTTTTTGTTGCATAAAGTTCAATTATATGTTATAATATAAGTATAGTCAAGCAAGATACTATTTAGTATAGACATCTTGAACAGTTGCGATAGCACTAGTTGAAATATAGATAGGGTCTGTTTCACCAGACTTAGTAACCTTCAACAAAGTAAATCCATTAGCAGAGAATGATTGTACTTGTTCACGTGCTGATGAACTGTTACCTAAATTACTGTTTACTTGATATTGGTACTCTGTTGTAGGGTCTCCAATCAAGGTAATCTTAGCGTAGTTTTTCATTTGAAATCTCCTTTTATTTATTAAATAGTAACGTGATAAGCGTAGGTATAAGTGCTCCAGCTACAATCCAAAGTATCTTCTCAACGATAGCAGAACGCTTTTCCTGAGTCTCGGAATAAGAAGCCTTAATATCCTTAAGGTCAACCTCGATACCTTGTATGTCCCTTTCAACTGACTTAACATTATCTTCAACAACAGTTATACGCTTAGCTTGTTCGATAGTATCAGTTAAGAGAACAGATAGCAATGTATCACCAGTAGAGCCCTCCGACTCACCGTTGGTTGAGCCTTCACGATACCCTTGCTCAATTAGCTCAGATAAACGTTGGCTATCAAGTTCCATACAAGACCCCCTTTCTGCGTATGACAGGTCGTATCCTTATAACCAATAATATACTATAAAATAGTAATTGGTTGTAGTATATTATTTGGTAAATACGAACTATAAGGAGATATTAATATGCAGTGGAGTAACAGGTTTAATGTAAGCGGTATCGACCGCAGTAAAACAGCGAAGAAAGGTGCTTTAATTATCGGTATTGAATTGTTATTACAAGTAGTTATTCTAACCGTTAGTTCTATCACAGCATATAACCTTCCGTTATCCTATAATATTTTACTAGGAGCGGTTGTATCATTCGTTATTTTAATTGCTTGGGATTGTATCCATGATAGGCAAGTTGAGAAGCTTGATTACAGAGTAAGTAAATTAGAAGAACAACAAAAAATATTAGAAGAAAAAGTCGAACAAATGACCAATAAAGGAAGTTAAACATAATGGAAAAGAAGAATTTTAACAGAGGATATGCTCAGTTAACGTATGTCCTATCAAAGAGTATCAACAGAAGGTTTCCTCAAGTAGGAGAAGAGTTCTCAGCACAAGTAAGTGCTTACGTAACTTATAAGTTACTAATCGGTGCAAATCAATTTGAAATCGAAACAGAGTTGTTAGAAGCTGTTGAAGAGTTGAACACGTTATATCGTATGGCACTCCCAACAGACTTCATCACATGGGTAGCACCAAATGCAGTTATGTTCAATCGCATTATTAACCCATTGGACTATGAGGAAGATGGAGAATAAGTACACTTATAGCGATTGGAAGAATAAGCGTAGAGTTATCCTAAAGAGTCATCATACAGCTAAGTATCGTTACTCTATTGGTAAAGAATTAAGCGAAGCGCATTATTGTTCTATGTGTGGTAAACCTTTCACAAGATACGATGAAGTAAAAAATAAACATATTGTAACTAAGTCATTTATCTGGTTAAACCAAGCAGGGTTCATGCACATCAACCTATGCTTAAGAGTAGATGACTGCTGGGACTATTATACCAAGAAAAGGAGGTAGCTTATGGGCGCTAGAGATGTTGCTAAACGAGTTAATAGGTTTAAGACATTAAACGATGATGAGGAGTTAGCAGAACGATTTACAGACGCATTTTCGGGCGTACTTGAACAAGCCTTAACGGATATTAATTCTGGTAGGATTAAGATTGAAGACGTTGGTGACATTGGGCGTATGTATAATATGTGGAAAGATGTAACAAACTATGCGGATAAGATGAGTAGCAATGGTACATCTGGAGCATTACCTGAACTATCAACACGTGAAAGTAAAGCACTTGAAGAAAGTACAAGTAATCAAAACTTGGAAGAAGTATCAGACCAAGAAATGCAAGATATTATTTTACAAACAATGTCCGCTAAGAATGATGATAACGCAGAAACGTTTATGTCTAAAGAATAATAATAAGGAGTTAGGAAATGGCAGTAAAGTCAAAGAAGTATCGTAACATTACGGTGGCAACAGAAGATGGTTCAGTTGTATTTGACCACCAAGGTATTGGAGAGGGTAACGCTAAGGCTGAAAAGTCTTTGACAGATTTCCCGCACACCGAGATGATTAAGGAAGAAAAGAAGGTTGAAGAGGAAAAGACAACAGCTAAGCCAAAAGCAACACGTAAGCCTCGTCAAACCAAGAAAACAGAAGAAAAGTAATGATTAGGTGGGAATAAAAATTCCTGCCTTTTTTTGTTGACTTTGTATAATTTATGGGTTATCATATATTTATTGAGTTAAGGAAAGGAGAACTTATGGAAAGTTATGAATTAAAACTTGATATACTTGAGCCTGTTTTAGGCAATGGTAAAAAGGCTGGATATGACACACGTTATGATTGCCCGTTCTGTGGAGAACATAAGAATAAGTTTTATGTTGTAACAGATGATGACTCTAACATGCCGATTGGAAGCTATCGTTGCTGGGTATGTGATGAGTCAGGAAGTATCACAAACCTAGTTAAAGAGTTATATAATACAAACTTCACAGAAGCTAAAGATATGCTCTCTGAGATTGGTATTGACTCTTCCGGCGGAACTACAATGGCTGATTACAAACGTTCTTATACGTCCGATATGTTAACCCCTGCTGAGTCTCTATATCTGTCTCTTCATAAGAAGGAATTAGATAGTGACAAAGGTCAAGAGGAAATAACTGAGTATAAGGTATCGCCTTTCCCAACCAATATGAAACCAATTAAGGATAATCTTAGAAACCCTGAGTCTTATCCTTTTCAGAAATACCTAACAAAAAGAGGTATCACATTAGACCAGGTTATCCTACATAACATTCATTACGTTGTATCAGGTCTAGTACGTAAGGCTGATAAGGTTGATGGTGAAGACGCATATATGACTATACGCAACTCAATCATCTTTATCACATATGATAATGAAGGAATGCCTATCTTTTGGAACTCACGTTCTATTGATAAAGACCCGGTTGTAAAATCCCTTAATGCACCTGCTAGAGAAAATGAGTTTGGAAAACACAACACTATATTCAATTTAAACTTAGCAAGGCGTGAAGAAGCAATCGTAATATGTGAAGGTGTATTCAATGCGTTAACTGTTGGTCAAGAAGGAGTTGCAACATTTGGTAAGAAAGTTACAGAAGGTCAGCTTGACTTAATCAAAAAAGCATTGTATGATAATAACAAGTTAAGAATTTATGTCTTTACAGATAGTGACGCACGTAATGAAGGTGCCAAACAGGCTAAAGAGTTGTCTAAAATAACTGATGAGGTATACCTAGTTGAAAACCCATATGGAGACATGGACGCAAATGATTTAGGTCATGATAAGTCTTGGGAATTAATCAAATTAGCTAAGAAGTTTAGCGAGGGTAATACACTTAGCTATATGTTAGGTGCAATAAATTAGATGTTGACAACGGTAAAAAGTGTGTTATAATTATATTATAAGTTAAAAAAGAATAGGGGAAATTAATCATGTCTGATAAAAAGAAAAAGCCAACTATGACAATCGTAGGTGAAAAGAAGGAAAAAGATGAAGTATCTGCTGAAGCAACTGAAAAGGTAAATGATTTGAAGAAGGATACTCAAGTTATTTCAACTGATGAATTGGATTTCTTGTTGCCAATCATGGCAGGAAAGATGGTTTCTGATAATGACTTGGTAAAGGCTCAAGCATTCATGAACCGTGATGTTAATGCTGGTTCGGTAATCCAAATTGCTGGATACATGAACAACTTGGTTAAGGAAGCTACTTTGGAAGCTGTTAAGACTGTTCTTGGAACACAACGTTACCAAAAGTTTGTATTGGAACGTTTGGACAAAGATGGTAAGGCTCATGAAGAGGCTTTGGAAGATGTTAAGGAAGATGATGAAAAGCGTAAGAAATTAGCTGAAGAATTGGAAAAGAAGTTAGCCGAAGACGAAGAAAAGTAATTGACAAATTGTTAATTATGTAATATAATTAAACTACCCATTAAGTTGGGTTATCGTTCTCATAGTATAGTGGATAGTACGTGGGGTTCCTAACCTTAAAACGCCAGTTCAAATCTGGCTGAGAACATTTAAAACTGAAGAAGTGGTATTGAGAATAATGTATCAGTTATTCCCGTTAGCGTTTTATATAACATAGAGTGTTAACGGGAGTGGGGTGAGGCACCATGTGAATAAGCTGCGGTTTATCTCATATAGAGTTTTATGTTTTGATAGAGCGTTATAATGAATTATGATGTATAAATCGTGATTGCTATTGTCTCAGCTATTAAAAAGAGTAAAATAGGCATATGGTTTTCTGGCAAGTAGTAATGGTGGAACTATCAATGAAACCATTATGAACCCCCGAGATAAGTATGTTTGTTTTATACACCTTTAATAGTGTTATGGAATGTTACTCAAGTCTGGTTTAAGAGGACTGTTTGCTAAACAGTTAGCTCGTAGCAATACGGGGCATGAGTTCAAATCTCATACATTCCTTATCCTGGCTGTCGTTACCAGCGAAACTCATCAGGAATTGCCAAGTTCAGGTAAAGGCAATCGACTGTAATTATTGCAGTTCCTATTCAGTTAGGCAGTGACCTTGCGTCAACCGATTATAGCTCAGGTTAGTCACCTGTTCTACAAGCCAATAGACTGTTGGCAGTAATGAATTTGTTTTGTACACCGTGGCGGAATAGGTAGACGCACGAGAATGTTTAGTATCACATAGGAACACTTGCCAACGGAGCATCGGAATTACGTACGGTATGTGATTAAATGTGTTCATGTAAGGTGCAAATCCTTACCGGTGTATTAATCCTAGAGTGCACACTCGAAAAGCTGTGTCCGTGGACGCGGGTAGTCTTTAACTAGATGAGCATTCATTTGCTTAGTAGGAAACTTAAACTATGGACGAAGTCACTAGGTTGTTAGTCCTAAAGTCCCTATGGCTCACGGAGATTACGTCACAAGTGGGTGGGCAAAAGTATGTGCGTAGCAACCGGAGCGAACCACATGCTTTCATTGTTCCATAGTTCAGTTGGTAGAACGCCGCACTGTTAATGCGAGGGTCACTGGTTCGAGTCCAGTTGGAACAGTTTGAATATACCATTAAGGAGAGGTAATTAATCATGAGTGAAGAAAATTTAGAACCAGTATCACAAACAATGATGGATGAGATTAATAGCGAAACAGTATTTGATGATATTGTCAGAGATTCATTTATTGATTATGAATCTTTAGATTCAGGTTTTGATTTTCCAGAAACACATAAGTATTTACAATATAATTATTATGATAATGGTGCTTATCTTAAAATCATTAAGCATATCAACGGAGAACCGCAGTTCAAAGCGGAGAAACCTAAAAAGTACGCTGTACGGACTAAAGAGACAAGCTAAAAAGGGACTTATTGGTTCTTTGTTTCAGATAGGGAAGTGGTGTGTTACAGAATGAATACCCAATAAGTCTCCATATTATCAAAAGTGTCATTTAGTGTAGGTACGTTATACTTTCATAGTCTAACAGGATAGGACAACTGACTTCTAATCAGTAGGTGGGGTTTCGAGCACCCCTGAAAGTATTACCCTTCGGGGTAAAATACTATAACAAAATTATGTATTTAGTATTAATATATAATTTATCATACTCGTGTAGCTCAGTCGGTATAGCGTCGCACTGTTAATGCGAGCGATTGCGGGTTCGAGCCCCGCCATCTTCATTAAAACTAATAAATAGTTTTAAATAACATGTTGACTTTTCTATTTATTAATGTTAATATTAAAATATAGAAAAGGAGATATAAACATGAAAGATATTATTGATAAACGGGGAGTAGTTGTAACTGCTAATCAAGAGAAGAAACATATTTCTCAAATGAAGTTACATGAAGTTAAGAGAATGTCAATTATAGTTGATGATGTTCTTGACTCACGGTTGGTTTTAATCAATCACGTTAAGGGTAAGATTAAAGACCACAGGGTGGTAATGCCAAAGGTTCTTATTGATAGCATACATTCAGATATTCAAGGAAGTATTATTGAGTATAATGAAACGATGACAGCAGCAGGTATTGATAAAAGAGTATTGTTACGTTCATCAAAGTATGTTAAAGTAAAGCAAAGGTATGGTTATGCTTCAGTTAATCTATGTATGGTTGTATCATTAATAACTGGTAGAGTTATAACGGCTTATAACAATGTTAAAAGTGACAACCATTTAACGATTGACTTTAGTAGATACAATGAAAACTTACAAATTATAGTCTAGCATGTTAGGGGTTCGACTCCCCTACCTTGCATTGAACCAACATAGATTGGGGATAAGGCACCTAAGGGTGACCTACTAAATTATAAGGAGGTTGTCACATGACAACAACAACGGAAGAACACTGGCTATCAGCAAAGGCGATTAAGGAAAACATTAGACAATTGTTTACCTTGGAGTATTATAAGGAAGGCTTAACGGGTTGGACTAAGAAGTCATACATCTGGTTAGCTATTGGGCTTATGGTAATTATCGGAACAGGTATTTCACATGGTTACTCAACCATGAACTTAATTGGGGTACTTGGTGGAGTTATTGGGTTTACTTGTACATTAGCTATTACTAACAACAAGCGTTTGAATGGATTGCTAGGATTTGTTTCAGCTATTCTTATTTCAATCGTAGCATGGTCAGCACATAACAACGCAGACATCTTCATGCAGGTTGGTTACTTAATTGCACTTGATATTCCAGTTATTCTCTTTGGAACGGCATGGAACAACCGTAAAATCCGCTCAATGGATAAGATGGGTTGGACTATCTTAATCGGTACGTTTGTAGTTATGTACGCCTTCTTATTCTTTATTGATACTCAAGTACTTGTATCACCACGTCCGTTTATCGACGCATTCTCAGCAGCTATTGGGTTTACAGGAGCTGCATTGATGTTAGGTAAGTATTCAGCACAATATGTAATGTGGTTTACTCAAGGAGTTACTTCAGTTATCTTGTGGTATATCACTGCGCAACAAGGTGACGCAAACTGGGTATTGTTTGCAACTTATATGCTTTACATCGGTAATGATGTTTTGGGATTGTTCTTCAGTCCATGGCGTATGTTTAATAAAGGTGAAAAGTAGTATGATGTAAAGAGGGCTAAATGCTCTCTTTTTTTTATTTGCATTATCTTAAATATGTGGTATACTAGTTAAGTAAGACATTTAGGAGGAAATTATGACATTAGCAGTTATTAACTTGAACGACATTTTAAACTTAGTTGAACAACTTGACAAAAATGGGTTGAATAAGGTAAAATCAAAGGTAGAGTCTTTGCTAGAAGATAAGAACAAGTAATCTATGGTAAATTATTTTTAAATAGAAAGAGGAGATACTATGACTGAAAAAGAAATTTTAAACACTAAGAGTTTTGAAGAAATCGTTAACGCAGAAGCAACAGAAGAACAATATGAAGCTATGGCTAAGAAGCTATCAGCAGAGGTATTGACTGCATATCAAGAAGGTAATATCACAGTTGCTAAGAAGAAGGAAGTCGAAGATGGTCGTGACCTAACTAACCTTTCAGACGCAGACGCAATTGGAAACTATTTCTTGTATGCTTTGAGTGTGTCAATCAACCCAGCAGGTAACTTAGACTTCTGGAAGACTGTTGCATTTGAAATCCTGTCACAAGGAATTGATGTCAACGAGTTACAAAAGTATGTTGCTATGGAACTTTATGAAACACTAGACCTTGGTAACTCATTTGCTGTTGTTCTAACTTACTACAAGGAAGGTGAAGACGCTTTCCCTGCAACAGGTATTGACCCACAAGCAATCACAGGTAACTATTCAAATGGTATCGTTGCAAACGTTGCACTAGTTCTTAAAGAAGACATCGGAGAATACAGTGATGTTCTAAGCAAGACAGGTACAACGTTAAGTTTAATCAAGTAAGGAGACTACATGATTAGAATTATTAGTAGGTACACAGGGTCTAACTCTGACTACATTAAGAACAATGACACTGAAACTGAACTTGAGTTTATTGTTGATGAACCAGTTGAATTTGTTATTACAGGCGAGGTTACAGCATACCTATCAAATAAGAAGGTTAAGTTACTACCTATTACTGGGATTAAGCATACACTGAACTCCTTCTTTGTATCTATTCCGGAGGAAGTATATAAAACACTTGGTTTAGGATTAGTTGAAATAAAGTTCTCAATGGAAGATAAAGAATGCAATTATAAGGAAGTTACAGATAGTACAACGTTTACAATTGAACAATCACTATCAGACCTAGAAGTTGTAGGGGAGGACTATAAACGTCCAACAGAGTCACAGGAAGAAATCGAAGAACGCAAGAAGCGTCGTGATGAAATTAGTAAAGAAACAGAAGGTCTACTTAACGGTGGGTATAACATTAGATAGGAGGAAAGAATGACTCGTTTAGACTTAAGCAAGCAAGCAAACATTGAACGTATTATCCGTATCTTGGAGGAAGGATATGATGTATACGTAGAAGACCTAGTACCTATTGTGTATGAGGGTCAAAAGAATTATGTAGATAACCTAACTGATGAAGAAATCACAGAGGCTATTTATGATGTAATTAGTAAGACAGATGTTGTTAACATTATTGAAACTGCATACTTTATTGACAAAATGTCAGAGGATAAGTATGATGGAGAAGACATTTATATGCCAACTGTGTTGTTTGAAGCACAAAAGGACGACGCGCCTTTCTTTGGTGTTGATGAGTTAATGGCAGAAGGTATCGCCCGATTATACAATACGATTGGTTTGAGCAACTATTATCATTTGGATAAGGCTAAGCCGGGTATCATTGGTGAAATGAATGACAGAATGTTTACCGTTATGATGGACGACTGCGTTAGTGCAATTGCAGGAAGTGCAATGGCTAGGGTTAGTTCATATAAGCGTAACCTAGAAAATGAAGCATAAAATATAACGAGGGTGCTCCCTATTTGGCTACAAAAGAAATTTGTTACTATTAAATAGTTAGTAAAAGGCTGTCTTAATTGACAGTCTTTTTATTTTCTGCTATATTATTAATATGGAGAAAAATAGGAGGTTACTTAATGACAAAGGACGAAGCGTTCCAAATTATATTCCCCCTTGTGGCTACACAGGAGCAATCTGAGGCTCTTGAATTGTTATATAGGGGTGATAAGCTTGAACAACCAGAAATGGTGTTTAAAGAAGCTGCTATGGCTTCTAACGCAATCTTGGGTGTTCAACCAGTACAACCAGTGCAAGCGCAAGGTGAGTTTAAACATATTTCATGGAAACAATATCAGTTCCTAAAGGCTTTGGTATCGGTAGATGGAAAGACCGTTAAACAAGTAGCAGAAGAGCGTGGCATTCCACATGCTGAAGATAGAACGTGGAAGCTTGAAGCAAATGCTGGTGGGGCACTTATTAAGGAGCTTATTGCTAATGGAAATCAAGAAAAGCTTAAGCAAGCTCGTGAGCAACGTGCACAACTAGACGCACAGGTAGATATGTATGCTCAACAATAGTGTAAGCCCTGTTGATTTATACACTAATACAGATGAATTTTTAAAGGGTGCACTAGAGGGTGAAGCGAAAAACTTAGATATATTAGGGAACACACTTCATACTATTGCTCTAAGTCGTCAAGGGTTTTGGTCATCTAGTGCCCCCGACTCAGATGTTATTGTGTTTATTGCATTCTTCAGCACAAAGGACAAATTGTTATTCTATGTTGAAACATCAGATAATAAACACTATGTAAGAAAAATAGATAATGATGAATATACAGAATATATATTTACACCATCTGTATTTGACTTAGATAGCGGAAGATTGTCATTACCAAGCGATGTAATAAGGAGGAAATAATTGTGGTAGAAAACGGATTGTTACGGTGTAACTTAGGAACACTTATGTCCTTTGGAACAAGCACAATCATTGGAGGATAATATGCAAAAACTTTTAGTTGAAATGAAGAGTTACAACTATCCTAAATTAAGTAAGTCTCAGGGTAGTTCTATTGACTTTGAGTTTAACTTCCTTAAAGATGATAGGGACTTTATCTTTAGGACTGAAGATGAGGTGTATCTATATATCACTATTAATCATAGCAACTATGTTTCTGGTGGGTTAATTGATAGTCCTGTTAAAAGGTTTAAAGGAACTATTAACTATCTTGGGTATGCTACATTCAATGTGACTAGTGATGAACTACAAATATTTGAAGAGGGTACACAACTTGCTGAGGTAGAAATACATTATGCTAGTGAGATTGATTGTGATAATAGGGCAACGCTTACAACAAAAGGTAAATATCCTCATCAAGGCTACTTTGCTGTTGAGGTTACAAATTAGGAGGATTATATGGCAGAACGAGTTAAAAATATTGGTAAGGTAGCCCTAACCTATAAGGGAGCGTGGGTAAACACAACTCAATATGGAAAACTTGATACAGTATATATTGAGTCTGAAAAGTCTACATATATTGCATTAGAAGATAACAAAGGAGTTAATCCTGTTGGAAACCCAAATACATGGGGGGTTCTTGCGAAAGCAAAATATGAAGTTGGGCAAGATGATTTTGAAAACGCTGTAACAACAGTATTAACAACACACGATAACGTTATTAAGGGAAAAATTGATAAAGCAGATAAGTGGACGACACCTATTAAACTTAACGGTGTTGACCTTGACGGGACAAAAGATGTTACTATCACAGCTGTTCCGTCAAATGATACAAATCTTGTCCACAACACGGGCAACGAAACGATTGCCGGTGATAAGACGTTTACGTCACCAATTATTGGTAGTATCAAAACGAACATTAAACCTATTGAAAACAGTGTTGATTTATATAAGTTTTCACCAAAGAACAATGGAATATACTTCGTTACAGGCACAGTAGCAAAAACCCTGGTTAATGCTCCATTTGGGTCTGACGCCTTTTTTATGGACGTAAAAACAAGTTCTGATAATAACGGCAATGTCTACACGACGTTATCAGCAATCAGCTATACAACTGCAGTAGCTAAGAATGCTACAAATTACTTCAATAGTTCAGAAAATAGTGTTGAAAACAAGGTTGTATGGACACAAAGTGGTGTCTCAGGGAGTATCTCAGATGAAGACAGAAAGCTATTACTAAAACTTAACAATGAAGTACTATCACGTGGTGTTAACGTTAAGTTATTTGGTGCTAAGGGTGATGGTGTAACAGATGACACTGAAAGTATTCAGCAGGCTGTCGATTTTGCCCATTCAAATAATTATAATAAGGTTATTGTTCCAGAAGGAACCTATATGGTTAAGGCACACTCAGATGTTGAAACGCCAAACTTCTTACATGATGAGGGTGGTATTAAGTTATATAGTAACATCTCAATGATGTTAAACGCAGACGCTACTCTTAAGGTAATTCCTAATGATAAAAAGGCGTATAACATCTTAAGGATTTACAACCAGGATAATGTAGAAGTGTCTGGAGGAAACTTTATCGGTGACCGTGATACACATACTGGTGAGACAGGAGAATGGGGTTACGGAATTTCAATTAGTGGTTCTACTAACGTCTCATTATCTAATATGAAACTATCAAATATGTTTGGTGATGGTATTAATCTACAAGTTATTAAGAAAGACGATGGTAGTTTTGTTGATAATGAAAATATTACTGTAACAAACATTGTTAGTGATAATAACCGTAGACAAGGTCTGTCTATTGAGTCAGGTAAAAATGTGTATGTTTCAGACTCTGTGTTCTCTAACACAAATGGAACTTTACCAGAAGCAGGTATTGATATAGAACCTTGGACGCCAAATGCTTCAATTGAGAATGTCACAATTGAACGTAGTTCTTTCGTTGGAAACGTTGAAGAAGGTATTCTGGTTGTCACAACTAATGCCAACAATATCAACATCAAAGACTCTGTGTTTGATAACAATAAGGGTACTAAGACGAAGAATGGTCAAGTAACAACAAATGTAAAGACAGGTTCTTCTGGAATAACTATTGCTAACAATGTGTTTAAAAACGATAGTAATACCTCTGTTTCACTAAGAGGAGGTTACTCATATAAAGTTATTGGAAACTCATTAGAAAAAGGAATGTTAGTAGCAGGTACTGCTACTGAAAGTATTAAAGGTCTGTCTATATTGAACAACGTTCTTAAAACAAAGGTTGGTGCTACACCACTGTTTGATACAGTTAGCCTTTCATATGTTCAAGATGTTAATATTGATGACAACATGTTCGATGGGAGTAACACGTACAATTCTAGGGCGCTTGTATACCTAGAAAACGTCGTAGATGTTAGTGTTACAAATAACGGATTGATTAATTCAGCTTATGGTATCCTTGTTCGTGGGGGAAATAACATTAAGGTTAAGTCAAACCTAATTGATAACGCAGGTATTAACGCAGTTAACTTCGGTGCAACAACCAATATGTTGGTTAAGGGGAACACCTTTTATGGAACGTCACACCAGAGCAACGGTAATGCTGTTGTATCTGTTATTAATGACACCTCTAACACCCAGATTAAGGAAAACAACTTCTATCAAAAAGCCAGGTATAATAATACTAACAACTTTGGAACAGGTGTATCGGTACAAGCGTTAAAGTGGGTTAAGGACACCTCATTAGATTTAACATCTCAAGGTAATAAGTTGTTTTCAGATGGGACACATAACCTAGTATTTTCAGATGGTTCTAATACACTGGGAAGTGGTTTCTTACAAGAAAACAACAACGTTATGACAGCAACAACTGGAACGTTGCCAAAGAATGCTGCTATTGGAACTGTTGCATTTAACACAACAACGTCATCATTAGTTGTGTACAACGGCAATAAATGGGCTGAGGTTTCTAATGACACTTCGGTTGTGCACAAAACAGGTGATGAAACGATTGAAGGCAATAAGACGTCATCTGGTAGCACTACCTTATCCAACACGACTATTTTATCTGGTGACTATGGATT